TTACGTGGTATGGGCAGGGCGGAATGCGTATTGAAAGGCGTGCAGCAGCTTCTCGAACGCCCGCTTACGAATGTGTCCGTAGGTGACGGCGCTGATCGGAGGATCGAAGCTGAAGCAGTACACTTTCGTGTCGGTCATGCGGGCTGCCTTCATATAGCGCTCGCGGATAAGCAGCTGCTCGTCCGGCTCCAACTCGTTAACAATCGATTCAACCAGTTCGCAGAAAGCAAGGCATTCGCTCGCCTTGTCTGTATTATATACAGCAATCGCAGCCGTCGGGTCTCCGATCCGGTTCGTAGCCCCATTCTCTCTTGTCTCGTAATTCGCCGTGATCTTCGCTTCGCGCACCGCAAACTTCATTACTTTGCACATTCTGTATTTAGCAAACACTTCCTCGATGCGGGCTTTCGCTTGTTTGGCATCCATCGTTTCCATGTGAGGTATCTCCATATATTCCATCGGTATCATCAAGCAAGTCCTCCTTCATTTCGACTCTTAGAGGTTGTTCAAAATGTCGCCTTTTGATCACGAAGCATCCCGAGAGGTATTTCGGTATCGAAGCTTGCATTCACTCGTGAAGAGTCAAACTTGTAACTCTGTTCCTCCTTCGAGGTATGCTTTCGATGAAGTTTTCTTGCGAAAACTTGGGCTTCTCGGTACTGAAAAGTGTCATTTTTGAACACGCACTCTTAGTAATAGTTGCTTAAAATATCCCTTGTTGCTCATCCATCGTCCCGAGAGGGAATACGGCATCGAAGCTTGCGTTCGCTATAAAGAGCAAATGCTTCCGCTGTCGTTGTCTAAGAATCATGCTGGGCGCTCATGCCAGACATGCAAGAAAATGCTTGTAAGATGAGTCGCTTCCATCAATGAACAGCAATGCTGAATCTTCTTCGCGAATGCTTCCTGCAGCACGTTTTGCGCGCATGCGCATCCTTCTCGGTAGTAACAAACTTCCTATAGAACACAACGACTTTGAGGTTGTTTAAATTGAACACCGTGGCAGGTATACCCATTATACCACAAAAACAAGAACATTTGTTCTTATGATAATATTAAAAGAAATCATCAAAAAACTAATAATTCCCTTTAAACCAAACGTGTGTTCGCCGTTCTATACTAGTAACGTGGACATCGTGAGCACAGAAGCCGCATCTCCAAGACAGCCCGTAAGTTTTCAAAGAAGCGGGTCGTCGGCAAGCAGCGGCAGAAGGATGCTTCAGGATGATTCCAAGGAGGTGATGGAATTTGATTGCATATCGGGATATCGTTCAACAGTGGATCATGCCGCTGGGTCAGGCGTTGCAGCTGCCTGTCATAAGCGTGGATGCGCTCCAGCCGGACAGCTCGCTGCCGCTCATTGCCTATGATGTCGCTTCCCCGTACATCGATTGCACGCCGAATCAATCGGAGCATCAGGGCGCTGTGGACAAGGTGGTGGAAATGGAGTGGCTGCTTCTTATCCGAGCGGGCGATCGGATGGAGATGGTTGAACGATGCCGGGACATGTTGGGCTGGCTGTGGACCGACGGAGTGGATTGCCTCGAGAGCATTCCGGCCGCGATGGTGCATATCAGTCCAGCGCAATGGAAGACGGAGCCGCATGCGGGGCTTGGCCTTCAAGTCAAGCTGCGCATGAAGGACCGCTTCGAACGGACGGTGCCGTCCGTAGCAACGATTCAGTTGAATCCAATGAAATCAAAGGAGTGAAGGGAAGATGACATTGCAAGACGTGCAAGTAACGATTGATTTGCAGAAGCCGACGGGACGATTGTCCTTCGCCATACCACTGATTCTCGGGAAAAAAGAGGGCGGTTCCGCCTACAAGGAATATGGCGATCTGGCAACGGTGAAGGCCGACTTCGCTGAGGCGACGCCAGAATACAAAATGGCGCAGACCCTCTTCGGCCAAGGAGATCGCTCTCCGGCCCGCATTGCCATTACGGCACACGACGAGCAGGAAGCGGCGGTGGACCGCCTGCGTGCCGTGTTGGATATGGGGTGGTACTATTTGCTGTCCGCCGACAATGGTCCTGCGACGGTAGAAGCCCTTGCGGCAGAGCTGGAGAAGGAGGACTATCGCTTGTTTGTCACTCGGGTTGCAGACAAGACGAAGCTGCAGGCGTTGAAGGCGAAAGGATATACGCGCACCGCGGCATTCTATCATACTGACGCCGATGCGTATCCTGATGCGGCGCTCGTGGGCGCGGTTGGTTCCGCTGATGTTGGCTCCGTTACCTGGAAATTCAAGGCATGCACCGGCATCGCGCCGCTCAAGCTGACGGCAAGCGAGCTGATGGAAATTCATGACGGCGGAGCTTTCACTTACGTGAACAAGCAAGGCGAAGCCCGCACGTCGGAAGGCAAGACCGTATCCGGCGAATATATCGACGTCATCATGTCGCGAGATTATGTCCGTGCCCGCATGGAGGCGCAAATTCAGCAACTGCTCAATCAGTCTGACAAGGTGCCGTATACGAACGCAGGTATTGCGCAGATCGAGAGCACGGTCGTCAATGTGCTCCAGGAAGCGTTCCGCATGGGCATCATCGCCGCGGATGACAGCGGCGAGCCGTTGTTCGGCACTTCTTTCCTGCTGCGCAATGAGGTGGATCCAAGCGATCGAGCCAACCGTGACTATCGGGGCGGGTCGTTCTGGTTCGAGATTGCCGGCGCGGTCCATCAGGTGCGCATTAAAGGGGTCATCCGCTTCTAAGCGGGAGCGGTAGGGAAGACGTTTTACGAAATTATTCATTTATACGGCTTGGACAAGCCAAGCTGTTAGAATTCATTGAATTTTATCCGTACAGGAAAAGGAAGGTGCGATAGCAATGAGTATCGGCATTTATGATGCAAAGCAAGTGTCCGTTATCGTGGACGGCAAGTATATTACGGGATTCGGAGAGAACACATTCGTCTCCTGCGAGAAGGATGAAGAGCAGTCCGTGGCGCACGTTGGCGCTCGTGGCGAAGTTGCCATTGCTCACAAAAACAATCCGCTCGGCACGGTGAAATTAACGCTCATGTCAACATCTCCGCAGTTGGAGCTGCTCCATCGTCTCGCACGCGAAAAGAAGATATTCGACATCTGGGTCGTGTCCCATAATGAACCGCGCGAGCGGATTGGCGGCACGCAGGCCATCGTGAAGAAGCTGCCGGCAGCGGCATACGGATCGGAGCTTGAGGATCGCGAATACGAGATTCAAGTGCTGGACTATACACATCAGGTGATGTAACGAAAATACGACTGGGAAAGGGTGAATCAATGTGAGCAAGCAAACGACAGTAACGCTGGAGGGCGAGGATTACGTCCTGCAGCATCCAGGCGCGCGTGCCTTGATGCGGCTGTACGACGTTGCCCTGAAGGCAGACGGCGGCTGGAAGCTGGAGTCTTCGATGGATTTCTTCCTCAAGCATGTGATCGTATCCCCGCGCCTCAGCTGGGAGGCGCTCGAAGACAAATCCGACCTCTTAACTCCGCTCTGGCTGGAATGCGCGCGGTTTTTAGGGATGGTCGATACACCCTTGGAGCCCGAATCATCCATCGTATAAACGTTCCATTTCCACGAATCCGCTCCGGCAGCTATTTTGGCATGTCGTGTTGAATAGCCGGGGCGGCATTACGTATGCGGAGGCGGACGCCATGAGCATCGAGGAGCTATGCGAAGCCGCCTCCGCCATGGAGTGGATGTTCGGGAAAGGAGGGAACTAAGAAATGGATGCACAGGTATCTACAGCCATTCACCGCGAGCTGAGATCGATGAACGGCAGGTTGAGCGATTTGAAGCCGGTCATCACCATTCTGAAGGATGCGATGCGGGATCAGACGGAGCAGCTGAAACGGCAGGCCAAGCTGGCAAGCTCGCTGTTGGCAAGCAATATGTCTCGACAGGCGGGCTCAGCTTCTCTGGCCAGCGCCAATAGCTCGAACATCGCCCAAGCCCAAGCTTCCGTCAAGGTTGTCGTCGGGCAAAGCTCGGGAGCAGTCCCCGCGGGAGCGAAGGACAAGCCCGCCAAATGGAACGATCCATTTATGAAGTCGGCGCCCGTGACGTTGACGCAGGATATGAATGACATGTTCAAGCCGTTCAAGGACTTTGCAGACAACGTGAAGTGGGTGAAGGACAAGTTCAAAGGAGGCGGAGGCGGCTGCAAATGCTGCTGCTGCGCGGGAACCACTGGCTCCGGCAATATGGGCGGCATGTTCGATTCGGGCAAGGATGACAAAGGCAAGCGTTCCGGAAAAGGAAGCGGAAAGAAGGGCTCCTCGGCGTCCCGAGAGGGCAGCGACCAAAAGGAAACGCCGCGGCGAACCGACACTTATCGCCGGCGCGGATGGAGAGGCGGCAATAAATCGCCTTCCTCGATGAGGCCCGTTGCCGAAGCTTCATCCGGCACTGGAAAAGGCGCCATTAGCGCTCCTGCGACAAGTGCTAATGCTGGAGAGATGGGCAAGGCGGCTCACGCGGAAGGCAGCCCGATTGGGAAGACGAGAAAACAAACACACGGCAAGACAAAGAGGCCGCCGAAGATTGGCAATGGCAGGTTCGGCAGGCGGATAGGTCTCGGACTTCTTGGAGCAGGTTTAAGCTTGTTCGGAGGGTTCGGAGGCAAGCAGAACGACGAGCCGTCCGAGGCTCCCGCAGTCAGATCTCTGCCAGGAGCGGGAGGAGCGTTGGGGGCAGCCGCAACGGGAACAGCGATGGGATCGGCCGGCTCTGGCTCCGAAGCGTCTGCGCCGTCCACGGTGCTCGCCGATGCCGCGACGACCGCGCAGACGACGATGGACATGGCGCATACCGCGCAATCCGTGCGTACGGCTATGAACCCGATGCCGAATCCAGTCCAGCAGGCAGCCGCCTCGGCCCAGACAACGGCCAAGACGACCGCGACCGTGCAGAAAGCGGCATCCGCCGCGAAGAAGACGAGCTGGTTCGGCAAGCTCATCAAAGGGGCGAAGGTGGCCAGCAAAGCGACGAAGCTGCTACGGCTCAACCCTGCGGGATTTTTGGGAGGTCTGGTGCTGGATGCCGGTCTATGGGCCGCAGAGAAATATTTGCTGCCGAAGGATGAAGAGGACGAAGAGGCTACTGAACAGATCCCGTCAACCAATCGGATCATTCCGAAGATGAAGCCGCCGGCAGCTGCGCTGCGCGCCCAGAGTGGAGCGCCCATGTCTTCCTTGTCCGCTCCGGTATCACCTCGGCCTTATTCGGATATGACCGGAACGGGGAACGGCATCACGGCCGCTCCGCCGCTTAACATTCCGGGTCCGCTGCCGGGCGGGGGCGGGTCGATGGATGTGAGCGCGAACAGCAACGTCGTCATGAACCTCAATGTGAACGGTTATATCGACATGCGCATGATTGAGGAAATCAAGCGCATCGCACGCGATCAGTTCGACGCCTCGTTCCGTTCGTTCGAGCGCAGCATTTCGAGCAAAATGCCGCAGCCGCTAACTACGAAGGAAGGGGCGATGTCCTATTAAGACGAAGTTGAGCCGCTTGGGCGGAATCGAGCTGTTCGTCACGTCGGAGGAGCCGGAATACGCGGTTCAGGTTAGCAGCCACAACATTGAAAAGGGCGGCACGATAACGGATCACATTCAAAAGGATACGGTCAGCTTGCATCTGGAGGGGCTCATTCTCGGGCCCCAGGCGTCGAATTACCGCCATCGCCTCGTGAAGGCGATGAACGCGGGCACGCTGCTGCAATATACCGGACGCAACATGCTGCTGAACTGCGTCATTACGAGCCTGCGGACGGCGCATGACAGCTCGATCGGCAACGGCATGAGCTTCTCGCTGACGCTCAAGCAGATTAATGTCGTGACGATCCGGTATACGAAGCTTCCTCCGAAGCGCAAAGCGGCGGTGAAGCCGAAGGTCCGTTCGGGCAAACGGAACACGTCATACCGTCCAAAGCCCTGGTCGCATATTGTGCGAGCGGGACAGAGATGGGAATCTATTGCCCGCTATTACGGCATTGGCGTGAGGCAGCTCCGCGAATGGAATTCTCATTTGGATCCCAGTGTGCCGCCGCCGATTGGCATGATGTTGTCCATTGGGCAGAAGGCGACGGAGAAGCAGAAGAAGGTGAATCCGAATCTGAAGTATGCGTACCGGACCTATACCGTTCAGTCGGGAGATTCCTGGTACTCGATTGCGGCCAAGTTCCGTATCCCGGTCGACGTGTTGTGGGGTATGAATGACAATATCAGCTCTTACGCCACGCTGAAGGCGGGCATGGATATCCGGGTGGCCTGACGCGGCGGGAGAAAAGGTAGGCGCCTTTTTGGCAGAGAGGAGGAAGATGGATGGCGGTCATTGTCATTGACAAGGAGCTTGTCCCTTATTCGTTCGACATGGATTTGGGGGAACGGACATATACGTTCGAGGTGCGTTACAACGCGCGGCATGATTATTTTACGGTTGATTTGCTGGAAGGGGATATTCCCCTTGCGCTTGGCGTCAAGCTGGTGTGGGGAGTGCCGTTGTTCGAGAGCATGGAAACGCCCGATTTTCCGCTGGAGTTGATCGTGCCTTACGGCGACAACCCGGAAGATCACGTCACTTGGGATACGCTCGGTCAGTCTGTGTCCATGCATCTGGGAGAAGACGATGGAATATTTGTATAAACGCAATTGCGAAGTGCTTATTGGCGGCTATCGCCTCACGTATGAGGATCTATCGCTCCGGGTCGTAGTCGATTTCGATGACGACAAGGAGCCGAATGAATCGACGGTTGAGCTCTATAATCTGTCTAAGCATACGTTGGCCAATCTGAAAACGGGCATGCGTGTCATCGTCAATGCGGGCTACGGAACGGATCTCGGGACGGTGCTGCAGGGCAACATTGTCGAGGTGCGAACGAAGCGGGAGCAGATGGACCGGGTGACGACGATTCAAGTGAAGGATGACTTGCAGGTGTCGGTGTATGACATGGTGCATACGTACCGGCCGGGCAGCAAGGCGAGCGAGATTATTAGGGACCTGTTGAACCGGGCCCAGATTCCGCACGGTGAGCTGCGGCTACCCGCCGACCACACCTATGCGAAGGGGTTCGTGGTCAAGGGCGATCCGTTGAACGCGATTCGGCGCGCCGCGGCGGCATGCGGCTTGGGCACGTATACGATGCAGGGCAAGCTGTATTTTCAAGCGGCCAATATGGTTGCGACGAGCCGCACGTTTGTCGCGTTGTCTCCGGAGAGCGGGCTTATCGACAGTCCCCAGTCTTTTGAAGAGGGGAAGTCAAAAGGAGTCCGGGCGACTTCCCTGCTCAATCATCGTCTGCATGCCGGCGCACAGATCCGGCTCGTAAGCGAGGATTTCGAGGGCGTGTATAAGGTGAAGCAGGGCAAGCATACGATTTCGGGCGAGCAGTTCATCACGGAAGTGGATCTGGTCAAGGAATGAGGCTGCGGAGTGATTATGCGGTCGTTTTGCTGGCAAGTTCGTTTTTTAGAGAGGGAAAGGAGGGGACGCCATGGGAGCCAATCGCGCGGTCGGCGCATTGGAGGCATGGATGGATCACAGGCTGTCTGGCATGGCGGGCGCGCAGCTCGGCACCATTATTCGCATGGGAGCGGCAGACGCCGATGTGGAGCTGGACGGGGAAGCCGGGTTGATTCGCTATCAGCTGCCCGTTGTGCAGCAGGCATCCGAGGTTGTCTTGGAAGCTGGAAGCCGCGTTCTGGTCGTTTTTACGGAGACGAATGGCGGCGGGGGCGTTATCGTGGGAAAGGTGGCAGGCGAATGAAATCTTGGGCTTTGAAAGACGGGGATATTCAGGTGTCTGACGGGCAAATCGCTTGGATTGACGGGCGCGAAGAGCTGGCGCAGTCGGTGCGGGTACGGATGGGGACTCGTTTGGGCGAGTATTTTTTTGCGCCTGACATGGGGTTGGACCATGATCAAATGATGGGCAAGCAGGTGGACGAGGATAGCATCCGGGAGGCGGTTATGCGTTGTCTGGCCGAGGAGCCCCGCATTCAGTCGGTGGAGGAATTGGAAATAGACTGGGACGAGCGTGCGCGGACGGTGTCTATGCGCCTCGTCATGATGAGTGCGGATGGAGAGGAGGTTGAGTTGAATTATGCTGACGGAAGCGGGTTTGAAGCGCAAAACGTATAACGATATTTATGAGGAAATGGTATCTGAGCTGGGCAAACGGCTCGGGCAGGATATCAACACGTCGGAGACGTCGCCGTTGGGCATGATGCTGCAGGTGTTTGCGTGGCATTTGTCGGTGCTGTGGGAGGACGTGGAGCAGGTCTATCACGAGTCGTACATTCAATATGCGACCGGTGTGCAGCTGGATGCGTTGGCGGTGTTCTACGGGCTGCGGCGCAAGCTGGAGCAGCCGGCCCACGGTTCGATTGAGCTGAGCGGGACGGCGGGCTATACGGTTCAGGCGGGGCTGCAGGTTGGGACGAAGGCGGGAGTCTGGTTCACGACGACAGCCGCATGCACGCTGGATGATGCAGGCCGTGGCACGGTAAACTTGACGGCGGTGGTGGCTGGAATATCCGGCAATGTTCCGGCCGGATCCATCACGGATCTGATGAATCCGGTGAAGGAGCTGACGGGCGTGACGAATGCCCGCGGCATGATCGACGGACGCGAGCGGGAAAATGACGTCGAGTTCCGGGATCGTCTGCGTGCGGCGCGGGATGGCAGCCATGCAGCGACGATCGATGCGATCGTATCCGCGCTTCTGCAGCTGCCAGATGTAAAGTCGGCTTCGGTTCGCGTGAATAATACGATGGATACGGATGCGGAAGGCATTCCGCCTAAGTCGGTCCGCGCGTACGTGTACGGCGGGCAGTCGGAGCAGATTGCGAAGGCGATCTTCGACAAGAAGGCGGCGGGAATCGGCACGGACGGCACGGAAAGCGTGCAGGTGCGCGATGTGAGCGGGAGCGAGCATGAGGTGCGGTTCAGCCGCATGACGATGCTGGACGTGCATGTGGAGGCGGCGGTGTCGGCCAATCCGACGTTCCCTGCGCGCGGCGCGGACGATATTGTGACGGCGATTGCGCAGTATATTGGCGGCATAGGGGCCGACCAGCAGGATTACACGGGGCTGGCGCAAGGCTCGCGCATCGTGTACAGCCGTTTGCTGACGACGGTGCAAAATGTGATCGGCGTCGAGGAAGTGATGGACTTGAAGGTGAAGCTGGCGGATGGCGAATATGTGAGCGGCAATGTGGATATTCCGCTATATCACGTAGCGCGGGTGGCGCCGGAGCGGATCAAGGTGGCGGTGACGCATGTTTAAGCTGAACGACGTGATGGACATGCTGTCTGACGTTATCGCGAAGGAAGGCAGCCGTTTTTCTATTCTGGCCGACGTATGGTTGCAGCAGATGAATGAGATTGGCGCGACGGTGCAGCGCATGTCCGCTTGGAAGAGCATCGAGCAGGCGGAGGGAGCGACGCTCGACATGCTCGGCGGCAATCTCGGGCAGCCGCGCGGCCAGGCGACGGACGAGGTGTACCGGCTGCTGCTGCGCTCCAAGCTGGCGCGCATGAACGCGAGCGGCAACCTCGATTCGGTCATCGAGGTGCTGGCGCTGGCCTTGAACGCGGAGCCGGGCGAGTTCCGCTTGTCCGAGCGGTACAACGACCCGGTCAACCCCGAGCCGGCGGCGATTCACGTGAACGAGGTGCCGTACGAGAAGCTGAGCGGCGTGGGCTTGAGTCCGTCGCAGTTCGTTTCGCTCGTTGAGCGCCTCGTCGCCGCCGGGGTACGCGTCGGCCAGGTCGAGCTGACCGGCACCTTTGCGCTGTCGTCGGTATACGACACGCTGGAGCAAGACGGTCATGGCCTCGCCGACGAGGCGATGACCGTGGGTGGCACACTCGGGGATATGTACGTGCCGGGGAATGATTATGCGATACCGATCTAGCTGTGCTGGAGCGGGTATGGTATCGACGGCATACTGCCGTCATGAATAAATGAGGAGGGATTACACGATGGCATTTCAAAAACCGCTTCCCGAATGGAAGAAGCCAGGCATCCGCCCGCCGGAGTCCAAAATCACCGAAGGCTATAACGTCATGGACAAGCCGCCGGCGGCCTGGATGAACTGGCATATGAACACGACGTATGAGGCGCTCAAGGAACTGCAGGATAATGCCGTTTCGAAGGAAGACATCACGCAGGTCATTGCCGACAAGACCAGTATCGTTGTGACATCTTCACCGCCGCCGGTTCCCGAGCGAAAAAAGGGGGCGTTCTACTGGTGCATCTCCGATCAGGCTCCGCTTCCCCCGGCAGATGGAACGATAAAAGTATCGCCTACGATGGGGATAAAACTGAAATAGGAGGATACGACACATGGCAAACATCATACAGATTCAACTTCTAGATGAGAAGACTGGGCAAGTGCTCGAAACGGTAGTACCTGAAACGGAAGCACGAGCGGTATTGATGCAAAGCGGACAAAATCTACAAGCGTATCTTGAGAACTTGGTCCTGCAACAAGGTCCTAAAGGAGATACGGGTCCACAAGGAGCTGCGGGTCCAAAAGGCGATAAAGGTGATAAGGGAGATACGGGTCTACAAGGAGCTGTGGGTCCGAAAGGAGACAAAGGTGCTGCGGGAGCGGCTGGGCCAAAAGGTGACACAGGCGCAGCAGGGGCGCAAGGACCAAAAGGCAACGACGGCTCTAAAATGCACAACGTGGCGGCAGTACCAGCAGCTTCGCTCGGCGCTGTGGGCGACTGGGCTCTGAATACGGCAAATGGTGACGTATATGAGAAGACGGCAGCTACAACTTGGACAAAACGTGGCAACTTAAAGGGAGCAACGGGAGCTCAGGGACTCCAAGGTGCCCAAGGCCTGAAGGGAGACAAAGGCGCGACTGGAGCACAGGGACCAAAAGGCGATAAAGGTGAGCCTGGCGCCCAGGGACCGAAGGGCGACACTAAAAGGAGTTCAAGGTCCAAAAGGAGATGCTGGTATGAAAGGCGATAAAGGGGAACCGGGTGATAGCGTGAAATACGGAACAAGTTATGGCGCAGCGCAACAAGTGAAAATCTTCTTTAAGAAGCAATAGGAGGTGCGAAGAGTGGCTGAAAATAGAAACATTTTGATACAAGACGACCAAGGTAACAATTATTATCCGCATGGAAAAGCCAAAACAACGTTCCTTGAAGACGGAAAAACGTTGGAATCCCGTGCTGTTGCTTGGGACGGAAAGGAAACCTCCGCGGGAGCACAGGCAAAGGCAAATCAAGCGGAGGCGAACACGAAGGGGTATGTAGATGGGTTGCAAACCATCACATTTGCACAAAAGACATCAAAAAATGCGAACTTGAACGATTTTAAAGAGACAGGTATTTTTCAACTCGGCGCTTCCGCCAATTACCAGAACATCCCGCAAAATGTGGATTGGACGGTATTAGAGGTTAGGTGCGCTCGAGGGGGGTATATCATCCAAACGCTCACATCGGTCACGTCTCAACGCATCATGTACCGCACACGTACTGAGACTAGTTGGTCAATCTGGCGGGACGTACTCACAACCCTCAATTACGAAGAACTAAAGCAATCTGGCGTTGACGCGAAAAACAAAATCGCGGGTGCCATCAACGCCAAGGGAGTTCCGGCATCCGCGAATGATACGTTTGATCAATTGGAGGGGAAGATTGGGCAGATAAGAACAAGTCTTGCTGGAAATATAAGAGTAGATGTACGTTACGATGGACATTCTGAGTGGCCACCTATTGGGAAACCATTCAACGTTGATATAGCCACATTGCCAGCCGGAATAGGTTTTGCTACTTTTATATCCTCTAATAAGTTTGTATTAACGTTAGAGGGGTGGACGGGGAATGTAACACCTTGGTTAGGTATATCAGATAGTGCAGGAAATGTACAGGAAGTGTTGAGTGGAGGACAAAGTGTCAGCGGATTTACGATTGATTTGTTGCATAGAAAAATACTGGTTAGTGGTTCAGAGGGTCGATACTTAGACCAAGATATCTCAAGTAATCTTAATACTTCAGGACCTATTAAAATTTGTGGGGGAGTTCGCCGATATCAAAATGGTTTCTACGGGATAATTAGTGTTTATTCAGATATTTTTTACGGTTAGAAGGAATGACCAAAGTATGTGGTTTACGACGACAACGCAATCGTAACAGCATCTATTGCAATCCCGTGCCGAACTATACGACCGAGAAAGGTATGCACATTGATGATCCTATCTCAAATTGGATTTGAATAAGGTCAGAGTCGGCTCCATTACGATTATGACAGATTGAGAGCCTAGTTTGGGAGTTGTATAGCTAAAACGAGCAACTCAAGCAGGACAACACTCTCCTGAAAGACGCTCTAGCCGAAAATGGAATCACAGTATATTGCGAATTGATTAAAAAGGGACTTAGAACGCTTGATGCTGTGCCTCTGAGATGGAAAGGCGACGTACAAGCGATGCTAGAAAAAATAGAGTAAGCGCCACCTACTAAGAAGGCGCTATTTTTATGCCCTCGGCTGCAGCTGAGGGCACTTTTATTCTCGAAAGGAGGAAACATAATGGAACGAATCGACGTACTGCTCAAAACAGGAGTCGCGATGGCAGCGGGAACCACATCCTTGCTGTTCGGCGGATGGCCGCTGCTGCTGCAAGTACTGGTCATTATTGCGGTAGTAGATTACGCCACTGGCGTGATGGCAGCGGGAACGGAGGGCAAGCTGCGCAGCAGCGTTGGCCTTATCGGCATTGCGCGCAAGGTGTTTATTTTTCTGATTGTAGCGATTGCGCATCAGATCGACACCGTATTGGGGGATCAGCATTTGCTGCGAGATGCGACTATCTTTTTCTATATTGCCAACGAACTGCTATCGATTATCGAAAACGGGGGGCGGATGGGCGTGCCGCTGCCGCCGGCTATTCGTCAAGCGGTCGAGGTGTTGAAAGGCAAAGGAGGAATGAATGATGAGCATCGAGGTTAAGCAGCGCCTTCTGCCTAACGGGAGGCCGAACAAGCCAAGCCGTCCGATGAAGCCGATGTACATTACGGTGCATAATACGGACAACATGGATCCGGGTGCGACGGCGGAGGCGCATGCGCGATATATTTTGAACGGCAGCGGCGGAGCGCAGAAAAGCTGGCATTACACGGTGGACGATTGCTCCGTATATCAGCATTTACGTGATGACGAGCAGGGGTGGCACGCCGGCGATGGAGCGGGTCCCGGCAATGCGCTGTCCATTGGCGTCGAGGTTTGCATGTACGCCGGGATGGACGAGCCTAAGGCATGGAGCAATGCGGCACAGCTGCTTGCGATGCTGTCGCTGAAGCACGGCATTCCGCTGGAGCGCATCGTGCCGCACCGCCATTGGAGCGGGAAAGCATGCCCCTCCCGCCTCCTGCCGCAGTGGCAGCAGTTCATGGCGCTCGTTGAGCAGTGTCTGCGGGAGCATGAAGCCGCAGCTCGCCCTAACGAACCGCGCAGCGTTCCCGTCCGCCAAGTTCATATCGAGCTGCAAGGAAATGCTGCCTCAACTTCATCGATAGCGATGACAGGCTACCTCATTGACGGCAAAGTGTACGCCCCTGTCCGCGAACTGGCCTCTGGCTGCGGGCGCAAGGTCAAATGGGACGCACAGCAGTTGAAGACCTACGTTATCTAA